TTTGTGAGGGTTATTGAATAGTCTCCTGTTCCGTGGTCTGTCCCAGATGAACAATTAAAACTATTATTTATAGAGGCTGTAGCTGTACCATTAACCCAAGCCTTCGCACTACCATTAACAACATAGTCCGTAGTCACCGAACCTGCGGTGCTGTGGGTCAGGGTATCTGCTATAATTGTACCAGCCATTATGCTAAATCTCCGTGTAATGTCATACCGTATTCAGTATCATCAGCCGCCCCAGCAGATGTTTTTGTGATGATTGCGACAGCAGTAGTGCTTGTCATTGATGCGCCAGCATTACCAGAAATGTCCGTAGTACCACTGCGGTAACTTGTTAACTGCGAAACCTGTATTAAAGATGTCATTGCATTTATAATATTAACATTACCATTACCCTCTCCGCTATCGGAAAAACTGGTTACACCAAAAGAATTGTCAACAGCGTTATCCGTTTTCTGGTCTATAAAAGCCCAAGCCTTCGCCAGCCCCTGTTGCAAGGACTGAGTAGCCGCACCGCCCTCGCTAGTCACCGTAATAGAGCCAGCAGAGGTCTTGCCTGTGAGATTGTCAACTAGGATGGTACTCATGCTAAATCTCCTAAAACAGCAATGTGACATTGGAGTTCAACCGGATTGTTTGCTGTAGAATAACCCTCGCTATCTACTTTAGTGGTTGACTGAATACACACTGCAAGATTCCTATTACTTGGATTTGTATCTGGATTGTTACCACCACCTCCGCCAGCCACTGGACAGAAGAACAAATCAGACATTGCATTAGTTAGATTTACTTCAACCTCTTGAGTATTGTCTGTTAAACTAGATGTTCCAAAACTACCGTCTGCATTCGGTGGGTTATCCTTGGTACTAAAATAAACCCAAGCCTTTGCCGCATGTTGCTTAGTCAGCGTGACTGCCCCGCCAGATGTGTTCTGGATTGTATCTGCTTTTAATGTACTCATGCTATCACCAAGTTCCCATTGAGTGTTAACGTAACGCCACTTGCAACGGTTAGACTAAAGAAACAGCCAGCATTTTCACCAGCCGCAATCGTTGTGTTTGTGTCTAGCTGTGCTTCATGCACTCTGAAAATATCTTTCTTGCCGTTAGTTGTGTCACCAGTGTTCCCATTGTCGCCTTGGAAGAAGCCAGCACCACCAGCAGGGGCGGCCTCTAGACCAATAGTTCCAGCACTATTGTCATAAGTCATCAAGAAGTTGTCTTGACCAGCACCAACGGTTTGGTCAGCGTTGAACGTAAAGTTACCAAGCGCAACATTCCCTGTACCGTTAGGCGTAATGCTAATGTTACGATTGCTAGTAGACACAATGCTATGTGTAACAACATCTAAGTTGCCGCCAAGTTGGGGCGTGGTATCTGCCGCTAAACTTGCAATGCCAGAGTTTATAGCAACCCAAGCACTGCCAGTGTAATATTTCAATTCATCACTGCTTGTATTAAAGTACAAGTCACCAGCACTTAGCGCATCACCATCATTATCCACAGTCGGGTCGCTAGACTTTGCACCAAGATAAGTGTCATCAAAGTTGTCTAGCGCAGCAGCGGCAGCGGTTGCTGATGATGCGGCAGCAGTAGCTGAACTTGCAGCCGCTGTAGCCGAACTTGCCGCCTCGCTAGCCTTCGTTGTTGCCGTGTCTTTGTGACCAGAAGCTGTTGACGCGCTTGAAGCACTAGCTGTAGCAGATGATGCAGAGGCAGTGGCACTTGTAGCGGCAGCAGTAGCTGATGTGGCTGCGCTTACAGCATCTACCAATAAAGCAAAGTGGTCTGTGTCAGTTAATGTGTCACCAACTACAGAGTCAGCAACACAAATGTAAATGTTGTTTAGTTGTGCTGTTGTTGTTGATTTGACAATGTCGCGCTGATTGTAATTTGATGTTGTTATCGTAGCATCAGTGCCTTGAAATGTGCCAATCTCTTGCGTAACCGCTAACTCACCTGACGAATCAAAGGCTAGAATTTTATTAGCTCTAGTAGATGCGCCAACGGTAAACTCTGTTGATGTCATTGTGTTAGTGCGAGATAGCTTTAGGGAACGGTCTAACTCATCTTGCTGGTCTTGCACCATAAGCGTAATCTTATCCAGCGCATCTTCATGGCTAGCTGCTGGGAATGGGTCATTAGGAGTGTAGTCAGTTGCTTGAGTCTGCGCTGTTTCACGCAGAAGCACCACAGTAATACCACTAGCAGGGGCAGAGCCAAATGTTATGTTACCGCCACTAGCACTGCCAACGCCAGAAACGCTGTAATGCGTAGTCTTTGTTTGGACAGACTCGCTGCCTGTTGAATCTGTTCTTAGGATAACGGTGATGTCATCATCGTCAAAGATTTTGAACGAGTAAGCAAAGACAGTGGTTGAACCATTGCCTGAATAACTATTTCGTTTGGTTGTGCTACTAACTGTCATATCTTGCTCCTAATCCTTTATACCTAAAATAAAGGCACTTTACTAGCCTTACTAAAATTCTACCGCATACCGACTTGGTGGAAAGTAAAACTCTTGCCCCTGCTCTTTTTCTATTCGCCTTTCCATGCGTTTTAAATAACCCGGGTTCATCTTCTCTGTTAGTCCGTATAGCACAAGGTAATCCATAGCGGTTTTAGTGTAAAACAAGTTAATATATGGTGTATTTCGTATGCCAAACCTAACCGCATCTGCCGCAACCTCATCGCCATCCCTAAACTTAGCAAAGATTTTAAACACATCGTCAATACTGCCAAATGTAGGACCAGCAAGAGTTTGCGTAAATCCTTGACCATATCTATTAAATTCACCAAACATATAATCGCCAAGAATGCCAGCCCCACCGCCCTGCAAAAACGAAGACTTTAATGTATCTGTGTTTAGGACAGTATCCTTGCTAAATACATCTCTTGGCTCTCTGCCCTTGAGAATGTCTTTCATGGACATGGCTAAATATCCCATGATTGTTGTGCCTGTAACCATTTGCGTAATAGCCATTGCGCCAGACCGCCCACCAGCTTTAGCCCCATAATACTGTCTAGCCATCCCCTTTGTAAGATAAGTAATCGGGAAACCCTTTAACTGCATCAATGCTCTAATAGCTTCACCAAGAACAGTACCTCTTGATGTGCCTTGATTCATAATCGCACGCTCTCTTGCGCCCGGAGTTGGTATAGCCGTGTCAGCGGCATCTGTATAATATGTAGCTATCTTGGTTCGTAGGTTATCCACAAACTCTTCACGAGCAGAATCTGATATCTCTAACCGACCTGTTCTTTCACGAATAAGTGGGTCAATTTGTTCTGGAGTTAAATCATTAACTGCCGATGGAACAAGATAATCACGACCATCAGCCGCTTTCATGTTTACAGTTCTAATCAAGTCCCACTCAGGCTCACCAATACCGTACAACGCCAGATTGTTTTGTACATCTTGATGTAACCCAGAAAACTTTTTGCTTTTATTCATGGCTAGGTCAGCCGCCATCATTCTAGCAAGCCCAGTCTTTTGGCTGTCGTTCCACCATTGCATGCCATTTAGCTTAAAAAAGAACTGATGAGCTTTAGCTATCATGCCGGGGCCGCTATCGTTTGCGCCAAATCTAGCGTGAACGTCCCCAATAAAGTTTTCCGTCCCAACATTTAATAGGTAAGCTAAATCCTTTTGTTGCTTTGCATTGAAGCCAGCGAAGATATCACTGAAGGCTTTGGCGTATGAACTAAATACACCCCTGCCAGTAGTCTGCGAGATAAACGCTGCTTTGGTTGCAATGTCAGATATTGAAGAGACTGTTGCAAAGCCAAGTTTTGCCATGTTTTGAATCATGCGCCAAGCAGCAGATATACCAGCAAAATCAACACCCATAAATATAGGCTTGCCAGCACCCCTAGCCCTTGTTGTGCCATCAAGTTCTGCAAATTGATTTTCTAATCTACGCTTATTGATTTTATCAAGTGCTGCTACATCAGGGGCTTCCTCCCTAATCTCTCTCATCAATCTATCAAACATAGCGCGAGGGTTACTACCAAAGGTTTCCATCAACGCAATAGATTGCGCGTCATGTGTGATACCATTTAGAACAGCCTCAGAAAGCCTCATTCTTGAGTATTTTTTGGAATACTGATGAGAAGACTTGCCGTCCTTAAAGTGCAAGACACGCTCAGAACTTAACTTCTTAGCTAGGTTGGAAGGTCCTTTGAAAGCAGTTAATGGGTCAACTTTACCATCATGCCCATAAACGGCCTCAGTCTTCTGGTGAATACCTGTAACTAACCCATCATATGCGCTTCGTAAAAACTCTTCGTCAGTTTTGCCGGGTTCAACATTCTTAAATGTAGCCTCAAGGTCAAGCAAGGGCGTAATATCATTTCTCCACTGCTCAAACCCAGCATCTCTCAACAAGATAGGGTCATGGCTTTGGCGCACAACATAATTTCTTAGTTCTCGAATATTTGCTCCAGACCTGTTCTTTCTTCTAAGCAGACCTTTTTGCACCCTTTGGATTGCAGCGGCTATTTTTTCGGCTTCCTTGCTGCCACTTGTTCCAAGACCGTCAAACAGTTCCCTGTAAATAAGTTCATCAAACTGACCACTTGAAAAAAGTTTTGTTAAGTCTTGCTTTTCTAGTTCGTTCAACAACAGGCCAACGCTGTCTGTCATTATAGAGTGACCTCTAGCGTCAATACTCAATCGCCCAGCCTCTGTATGCCGTAAAGAACCAACCATAATCTCGCTAAGTATTTTACCACGATTAGCTGGCTCTGCATTTAGCCGCTGCTTCACAGTGGCGTAACGCTTTGCGTTAATTAGCCTATTTCTTTTTTGAATAGCAGCGTTGATTTTGGCTTGCCTTGTTATATCAGCAGCCTCCTCAACAACAATGTCAGACTCTGACTTGTTCGTGCCAGCAGCCTTGCGTCTTTTAACCCTGCGTTCAAGTATATCTAGTATGTCTAGGATTTCATCTTCGAGCAACTCAACACCGGAACTCTTTGCCGCCCTTTGTATTTCATTGATACATTTCTTAATAGACATTATAAGCTCCTCAGTACGCAATTAGCACCAGCGCGAGTTGCTGCATCATATGATTGGTCGGCCTTATTAATTAAATCATCAGCCGCCTTAACATCATCGGATAGGTCTTTCGGGACAAGCCCCTCTGACTCAAGCCTTTCCAAATCTGCTTGTAAATCTTCGTTTTCCTTTGCAAGCACAGCTAATTCATCTTTCTCATCAAATGCCACAACATCTTCCTCAATCTCGTCAGCCCGACCCCTGTATTCATCCACAACAACAGACTCGTTCATTGACTCATAATTTCTTTCCCTGAAGCGATAAAACTCCTCCTCGGTCAAGCCATCCTTTTGCTTTTGAACCGTTTGTTTTGATTGTTTATTTTGCAATCTAGCTTTCTTTATAGCATTGTCAAACTGTTTAGCCGTCATGCCTTCTGGGTCAATGCCGTAGCCAACAGCCTCCTCATACAAGGCTTGCGCCTCATCAAACTTAACAGCGGCATCATCCAGTTTACTAAAAACTCTACCGTTGGAAGCAATGTCAGCTTCTATAGCCTCTGTAAGATTTTTTGCCGTTGCTCTGTTTGTGTAGCTATCGCCCGGAATATCTATATACCCAGCATCTTGCGCTTCGGCAGCTAGTTCATCCAAATCTTTACCGCTGGCCTTAATAAGACTGGGGTCTTTACCCTCTATGATAGCAGCAATTTCTGCAACACGTTCATCAGAAGAGTTTATGCCACCTCGCTCCTTTATCCAATCAGTCAAGGTTTTAGGCTTGTTTTTTAGTTGGCTTAGTTGCTTCGGCAGCTTTACCCCTTGTATCTCCTCTAAAGATTTACCCTTGCCCTGCATTGGTTGACCTACTGTATCTGGGCTTATTTCTGCCGCCTTTGACCCTGCGTTTCTCAGTGTTCTGTCAGCTTGAGCAACAGGCTCTACATCAACAGGTCTGTCGTCAATAAGTTGGGCTACGGATGTTCTAGTCAAAACCTCTCTGGTGTCTGGGCGAGTTTGCTCAAGAAGGTCAGACCATTTCCCTCCAATTACATGAAGACCAGTGCCTAAAGCAGCCCCAATAGTTACATTTAAAAATGAGTCATATAACGTATAGTCCTTATCCTGCTCAAGATAGGCAGCACTCAAAGCTAATGGTTCTACAGCCAATCCACCGACAGCACCTTCAGCAGCACCAGTTAATATCCTTGCTCCTGTTTTGCCATATTTTTGTGAAAGGCTGGCAAACTGCGCTCCACGAACAACAGGCACAAAGGATGCCCCTATGTTTATAGGGTCAAGCATACTACCAACAATTCCAACACCAAACTGAGCCGCGCCAACAGCAAAGCCTCCCTTAGAACGGTTTAGAACGATTTGCCTTGATTGTCGGTCATCGTGCCGTTCCGCTAATAATGAAGCCGCCCCAGTATAAATCCCATCTTCCCCAACTTCGATACCTTCTCTATAGAACTTACTGTTTTGATACTCTTCCTGCGTTAGCTTTTTGCCACTGTCCTTTGCCCAGTAATACTCATTCATCCGCCCAATAGATGATAGCGGATTATAGTATAAGGTTTCGTCAAAGGTTTTAGCTAAGACATCAAGTGTGCCAGCCGTAGTATAATCAAAATAATTTTCTCTTAGACCCGGCTCGTGAACTTGGTCAGGAATATAAATGTTAACCATTATTCCTCACTAATCTCAGGCTGGGGTGCTGTGGGGCTATATACTGGAGTAGGTGTTCCCAAAATGTTTTTAACGAGAGCCTGACCAATAGGTGCTTGCTCTGCTTCAGTCGTTTCAGGCAATCTTGCACCAATGTCTATCATATCAACAACCTCGCCATACTTAACTTCGATTGGCAACAGTGTCATAACTCCGTCAACAGGAACATTCTTCATTACTTTTGTGCCTAATTTATCAACAAGATAAACGCCAGTATCATCTGAGCTAGTTACCCAAACCCCCATAGACGACACTTCATTTATATATTGATTAGCCTCAACTTCATTCATGCCATCAGTGTTAATTGTTCCCCTTAGATAGCTCATATCATCTAAGCGATTATCTAAATAGTTGGCTATCTCAGAAGACCGAAAATCATAAATGCGAGGTATTCGTATTTGACCACCGTTTTCAGTCTCACGGAAGTCGTATGAGTTTGTGATAATGTTGGCGGCATTTTTCGCTGCATCTTCCGGACTTGCACCTCTAGACACATAAACTTGAGCTAGCTTGAAAACAGCATTCTGCACCTCAAACACAGAGTCGCTTCTACCAGCACCACCAGTCCTTGATATGTAGCCATCAGTAATCCCGCCTATAACGCTTCTCGACCAAGACCCTAACTCTTCTTGAACAGCACCAAATATCGCAGACTTTTCAACGCCAGTGTTTTTGATTGCTGTATCTAGCTCCTTCTGGTCTATCTTTTGTGCATTCACAAGGTCTGTGCTTGCAGCAATGTCGGTAGAAAACAAGGCGATATTTTCCGCATATGTCATACCATTAGCCATCATTGTGCGAACAGCCATTTGTTCGTAAGGAGTATTTCGGAACTGGTCCAGAAACTGATTGTATATCTGAACTGACTCCGCGCCATCTGCCCCATCTGCTTGCGCCTTAACATTTGCAAATTCGGCTTTGGAAAATGGTGATATTCGCGCCTCATCAATACCCAACATTTTTTGCTTCTCAACACGCTCGGCTACAGTAAGCTCCCTATTTTCGACAGCCTCTAAGTAAGCAACAGGGTCAGCCGCAATAGCCTCACGCATACTTTGCACTTTTTTTGCAAGCCCTTGATAGACTCTAGCCGTTTGTGTCGTTGGGTTGTTTTCGTAATCAGTTCGAGCCTGTCTTAAAACTTTGTCAACATTAGCAGAACTGGTTATCCTTAACGGCTCAAATCTTTCATTAACCTGAATGCTTACCGCCATATTCTCTTCAAATGTTTCCGCTAAGTCAGGCCGCCCCAAGGCTCTGTATTCATCGCCTATCTGTGTTGTTTGCTCAGTAACTTCACCTGTTTCTGACGCAAGGATAACAGCGTTATCAGCCTCACTATTCAGTTCTGCAATCCTGCCATTCTCAAGGAAGTTGATACGTTCGTTAAATATGTTTGATAGCTGAACCCCTTGGGAGGCTGTAAGCTCTTTGTACTGACCTGAAGTTGTGCTTGCCTCTCTTTGTTTTTCTTGGAGTTCATCTAAAGTCATTGACTCATCTTCTACCATTAACAAGGCTTCTTTTTTATACACTTCATACTGTAATGAGTTTCTGTCATATTTAATGTTTAATCCCTGCTCGTTTGCAGTATCAAGTAAGTATTTTATATCCCCATCAATTATAAGTTTCATATCTGGGTCTTCAGCTTGAGCATATTGAGATATGTGCATATCCAATGACTTATTCATAACGTCTGTACGCTCGGCTTGCTGTTTTGTAAACACAGAAGCACGACCAACGCTAAACCTTTGCTGCATCTTACCGTTCAAGTTCAGTTTAATATTCTGCCGCTGTGAGGGCGTTAATCCAGCCAACCCATCAATGTCTTGGTCTAAACCTTGCTGAAACTCCCTAGCCCTAAAGTTAAATCCTTCAATAGTTCTAACCCCAGGGTTTGCAATAAACTGGTCTGCCTTCTCCGTATACTCAAGTAGCTTCTCATTATATACTCTGTCAGTCTCGGCTTTCTTTTCCGCTTGCCCAAAACGAAAAGCAATGTCACCTGTCTGTTCTGCTAGTCCAGCTAAAGCGCGTCCCGGTGCAGTAAACGCACCAACATCTACTCTGGGCGATAAGCGTTGAGCCTCCAGCGATACTGCTGACCCCATTCCCTGATTGTATAATGGTATCTTTGGCATGATTTATCCTACGTCAACATTAATGTGGCTGCTTTTTCACCGCCAGAAAGCAAAGATTGATATGATTGAGTTCTAAACGAAGCAGCCCTAGCTCTTCCTTCGGCTCTGGCGAGAGTTGCTTCAGCATCAGCAGCAGTAGCCGCAACGTCTGCTGAGTATTGTATTTTAAGCGCATCCATTTCCGTGTTAAAGTATGTGTCAGCCAAAGCCTGTAATGGGCTACCAGCCATAGCAATCCCAGAAGCAGCAGTCGCTACACGCTGTGCTGAAACTAAACGCTTAGATTGTTTGCGGAGATTAGACTCCTCCTCAACCTTTTGACGAGCAACAAGCACAGCCTCATTCTCACGAACCTTGGCATTGTACTCAGCCGTTTGCCGCGCAGCCTTTGCAGCCGCTTGGTTGCCCTTGAATCCTAAGAATCCGCTAGCTGCTGATGCACCAGCCGCAATAACTGTTGCGTCCATTACATAACCCTCGCCATTCTAAAATAGTTCGTACCATCAGGACCAAACTTTTTCATAACACCCTCAATCTCAAATCCTAGCCACTCTGCAAATCTGACAGACTGTTCGTCATTTGTATGTACGCTTGCTTGAACACGCCACATAGCATTGTCGCCCATTATAGTATCAAATAGCCTCTGTGTATATCTCGCAACAGTAATAGGCTTTTCATACGCTTCCTTTGACATAACTAACCAACCTTCACCTACTCCAGTCCACATCATGTGAACTCCACCACAAACAATTATCTCTTCATCATCTAACAGAGTGTAACCATAAACCTCTGCCTTGTTTTCAAACGCTTGTCTAGCTAATGCAGAAAACTCAAACGCTGTATTAATATCCATTATATGCTTTGTATCAAACTTAACCAAATCAAGCATCGAATGTGTTAGACCTCCGCATGATTGCAGTAACTGTCATTGGTAAAGGTTGTGTCTGTCTTACAAAAATACGAGCATCATTGTCATAGCCCGATGGGAAAGATATTTCTTTGTCGCCCGAAAAGATTGGAACAGCCGTATCCATAGCCATGCTTGAATCGCGGAACGGAATGCGGTCTAAGTTGCTAGTGTCTGGCCCAACCTCTGCGCCAACAGATTCAAGGAAACGAACAGTTACGCCATGTATCCGCTTTATCTTACCCTGAGACACACCATCATTTGCACCGCCTTCAAGTCTTAGCGTTTCAATCGTTGATGTATATGAGTAACCTACATGCACTTTACTTGCACTTCTATCTAATGTAATTGAACCTCCAGATACTGTCTTGTCAGCGTGAGCAGAGCCGTCTGCTAGTATGGAAACTGTTTCCCCCTCTAAATGATTTAAGCTAGTTATAGTAGAAGTTGCCGAACCACTATAAGTTAAACCTGAATCAACAAAAAACGCATCAGTAATTTCGCCATCAAATTGCAATGACTTTAAGAACTCAATATGTCTTACAGTTGAGCCATTAATAGTACGCTTTACAGAAACATACACTTGGTCTTCAGCACCTGATGGAATAGCTGTTATGCTTTCCACAATGCCAGAGCCACCCACCGAATGTGTATGCCATCCTATTGCCGCATTTGCTCGGTCATATGTCAGGCCAATAAGTCTGCCGTCAGTATGAACAAACCAAAGAATCAACTCAGGCTCTTGCTGCCATACCATATCCGTCAACCCACCACGCGGAATATGGTCTGCAAGAATCGTTAAATCAATACCAAGCAGTCCGTCAGTATCTAAGTCAAAGGTAATCTCTTTTACTTTTTCCTGCCCCTTCTGAATAAGAATGGTTGAGTTACCAGCCCGAAGCGGTCTTACATTCGATGAACCAAATGTTGTTTCTCTAAGCACATTTACATTTGTCGGAGTTACTGGCTGCGTTCCAGCACCGCCAGATAATGTAAATTCTGAGCTAGACGTAAGTATCTGTAAGAACCGTGCTGGCAATAAGTGCTTGATAACATTGACCTTATCGGAAGCAATAGTAATATTTATAGCCGCGTCATCTTCTGTGCCAGATGTGTGATTTTCAAAGTCAGCAGATACAGAGCCAAAAACACTTTGTGGCTGGGCAGTTGTCCCAGCAAAGTATAACCTTTGCTCGTAAAAACCTACCGCTCTTGGAAACCCATTCTTTATATTAAATGCACCTTCTGACCATTGAGTTGTTCCAGCCGTTGCAACCGCTGGCAAAACAAGAAAGTTATGCGTTTGCACAACAGCAGTCGCAGTAGTTGCATTTGTTACAGCCGTAATTTTTACAAACCCAGTGCCGCTATGCTGATACTGCCAATCGATAATTCCATAGGTTTCAGTGCCGTCTAAATGAACAGGAGGTTGCGTTCCGCTACTGTCACTACCGGAATCTGTCTTCTTGTAAAGATTGCCGCCATGATGAACTAAATCATTTTGGGCATAGCTGGTACTTGCAGCCCAGGCCTCATGCCCCACCTCTACCCTTTCCCTAAACTGAAACAACGAACCAACATGACCAGCAACAAATAAATCAGCAGAAGCTGTCAGTGTTACAGTGCCAGTATTTGCATTTGATGTAATTGTTGTGGTGGTAATATTTTCATCAAGGTAAGGTCCATCAACAAAATCTATATCTGCTAACGTAAAGCTAGTAGTTGTCGTTCGCGTCAGCTTGGCTGGCTCATGGTCCTTATGCGCCAAGTAAAGAACGTCTGCCGACTGAGCATAGTTGATGTCAAATATGTCAGTCACGCTGTAAGTTGTTGTAACCTCTACTATTTTACCAGCCGTTCCTGCTGAAGAATAAGTTGTAAAGGCACTGCTATTTATTCCAGAAAGCTCAAATGTATGGGTTGTAACCCCTGCAACAGTAAACTCAAGATTATTTACTTCGGTCATTCCAACGACACCGCTGATAAAAACTTTGTCTCCGTTTGAAAATCCGTGCGAGGTGGCTGTCACAACAGCAGGGTTTGCTTTTGTTATGGCTGAAATAGTTTTAGTTGCTTCTGTAAGTATGCCGCCATCTTTGAAAAACCGAATGTAGTTTGCCCCAAGCTCAAGGACGTAGGCTTGCTCATCACTAAACTCAAAGTTAAGTAAACGAACCTTGCCACCATCTTTGCTTCTACCAGCAAAAGAAGTACCGGGTCTTCGGGTTGCACCACCAGACGGAAACACAAGCATGTTATCTAATGTCTGTGCTGCTTCGTTATATTTCTGTAAATCAATCCGTCCTTCAAGGCGCGGAGATATTTCACCAGACTTGAAGTTGGTTACAATAGTTGATACTCGCGCCATCTTAGAACCTTATGTTGATAAAGTCGTCAGCAATAATCTTGTCAGGAACACCCTCTGCCGCATCCATAGAACGAGCCTCGCGCAATCGCTCTTGATAAATAGCAAACATCTGCTGTGATACACTGGTGCTACCTGTGATGGCATATGCTGTTTCAGCCGCCAACTTTGTAGCAACCGTAGAAGATAACAATGAATCATACTGCTCAGTGTCAGTAATCCTGCCGATGTAAACAATCCGGCAAGCACCTTCATCCGTTAAAACCTTTCGGCCTTCAATCTTAAACATAGCCTGTGAATCATAAGCTGCAATTCCGCTATCAACATTAGATGTAAACAATGATAGTACACGCAAGCAGTATGGGTCAGTTGGCAGCGTAAACTGGCTAGCAAAACCAAATGCCGGAGCATCAGAGTCTTTAGCCAACTCTCGTCTTGTTAATGCTATGTTCCAAGAATGCGCTCTAAGAACAGAGTCGCGCACCGTTTCAAAGCGTCTATTACACAACCTTGCTTCTTTTGAGTTCTCTGTCAAAGCGGTAATGGTTGCCGCACCGAGCAAGTCCATCGCTTCATTACATATATCAACTACGGATGCCATTACTTTACTAGCCTTTCCAACTCTATCAAAGCACCTACGCTAAGATTATCATCACCACCGTAAACTACGTTGCCTTGTTCTTCTGCTTCAAATGCCAAGGCTAATAGTTTCTTTACAGGTAATAATACCACAGTTTCGTCATCAAGTATAAACGCCCAGAACTTTGCTTGTGTTGTTGCTATTCCTGACGGTTTATTTCTACAAAAAAACTCCACAAACACCCTCCCAGTTCGTGAAGCCATAAAATCTCTTTTCACCTCTATGGTCTGCGACTGGAGTAAATCTCCCAGCCACTCCTCATTCATTTGCCCGACTTTTAAGTCCCACTTAAAATCGTTATTGTACTCCATGCTCCTCCACCCTCATGGAAGAAAGGGGCAGCGAACCGCCCCTCTCAATATTGTTTAGTCTACAACGTATTCGATGATAAATGCTAAGTCACCAGCAGTTCCACCAGTAGCGTTGAATGTAACAGCAACATAGTACATGTCGCTTGGGTCTGCACTTTGACCTGCAAGTTCCCAAACCTTCTGACCTGTTGTGTTCAGGTTCAACACTTCATAACGGAGTTCTGCGATGGCAGCACCATCAGCAACAGAAGTTGCTAATGCGTCTTCATCGACAACCACATTGTCGTTTGTGTAGAATCCAACATTAAATGTGCATGAGCCACCAAGAGCATCAGACCCAATGCGAATTGAAGTAATATTCGCATGGGTTGGGATTGGTGCAAGCATCACAATGTCATCATCAGTGCTGTCTCCAGCTAACAATGCTACGTTACCACTAGCAATTCTTTTTACACCACCTAGTTCGCTGGCAGGATTTGCCACCTGAGGTAGTGCAACAAGGTTTGCAACTAAATCGGAATTTCTAATAGTCATAATCTATTTCCTTTCCTAAGCTGCGCCATCAAGGTCATCTTCATCGCACTTAATGCGAACAACCATGTTTTCTTGCATACGAGTAGCACCGATGTCCATGCAGTAGTATACCTGAGTTGCGTAACCTTTATCGGCACGCTCATCAATACGAGCAGAAACATCTTTACCAACACCAAGAGCCATACCTTCTTCAGCCCAAGCAAAGCATGTACGGACATTATTTGAATCCGCTGCCAAGCGATTAGACATCACAAAGTTGAAGCCCATGAACTGATTAATCTCACCCTGCACCAGAGCTTTAACAGTGTTAAAGTCTGCTGATGTTACGCTTGTGTCAGCAAGCAGAGCGTGAATTTGGCTCGGCCCCATTACAATGTAACGTGGGATTGATGGGTCAACGTCAGCTTCGTCAAGCAGCTTCTTTGCTTCACGCAGCTTTGTTAGGTTCATGTTAGTATCAGCACCGCCTACTGAAACAGCAACATCTTGGTTTGTATCGAAAGCTGTGCTGCTTGAGCCAGTTTCACCAGTGTTTGATGCTGCATCAAATGCAGAGATGATAACATCATCCATTGAACGACCCATAGCAGCAGCCGCAGCAGCAGCGTATGATGAGGTCGGGTCAATCAACATGCGAACCTTGTCTTGGTCATCAATTAGGTCAGCATATTCGTATGATGCTAGGCTTAAACGTCTACGCGCATGTGGCGTATCCATCTGGGGTGTGTCGGCATGCCGACTTGACCGTAGTTGTGCAGTAGCTACACCAACTTGGTCGATAAATGCGTTTTTACCAACGACATTCTCAATACGCACCGTGTCACGCAGACGGCTTCCCATCTGTTGCGCGAGCATCTGCACGTTTGCAGAATACTGTTGGACGAACGCGGTAGTAATTTGAGTAGACATATCATTCTCCTTTGTCACTCGGTTGCGTTGTCAACTTTCGATGCGCTACCCTTTCGGACGCTTCTGGGCTTGGAGGCCGCCTTTAGGCCATCGTCTTTCCGATTGTCAACAGGACGATTCTCATCGCTACCCTGCATGACCCACTCGTAGTACTTGTCTGCAAGTGAGGCCGGATTTACTACGTCACGCGCTGTTCCATATTCAACCGCGTAACGCAAACACTCAAGTCTGGTCTGGATAAAATCAAGCCTCTCCATGAACCATACCCATCAACTCTTGCATCCGTTGAATGGCTTGTTGCCGCCCAACGATGTTTGACTTGTCCCAATATGCGTGGGACTTATCTCTGAGCATTGTATCAATCTCTGTCTGAGCCTGTTTCGGTGTCATAACATTAGATTGTGCATTCTCAGATATTGTATCTTCGCTGGTGACAGTTTGCCTAAACTCTGCGATTTTTGCAAATGTTTTAATAAACTCCGGGTTGTCACCCAACCGTGAACCATCATTTAACTGCAAGTCAAATATTTCAGGGTTAGAAAACTCTTTAGCAGCATTGACCGCCTGAGTTAGCTTTTGGTCATAAGCCCGACCCCACTCTGACTTCAATGACTCCTCAGTAGTTTGCCTAAATGCTTCAGCCTGTTCCACACTACCAGCGTTCGTTTGCTCTACAGATGACCGATAGTAATCCATAATGCTACTGGCTTGCTCTGGCGTTAAGCGTAACTTGTGTGAAAAATCAGCAAAATCTTTCACCAAGTCTTCTGTTACGATATTGCCATCAGCAGTTAACTGGTAGCCATCTGGTGTTTCGGGACGACCAAGCCGATTATATATACGGTCAAGGTCTTCGTCTGATGGGTTAACTGGCATTGGTATCTTGTCTGCGCCAATTAACTTCTGTGCGTTTATGTACGACCTTGCAAGATTACCAACGTCTTTGATTGGTGAAAGACTTGGATGCTCTCGCAACTCCTCTGGTATCATTCCTAAAAAATCGTTACCAGACCCACCTTGCGCTACTTCTGCTGGAGTTTCCAGCGGTGCAGCTTCAGGCTGGGCTACCTGTTCGACATTTTCTTCTGACATAATTACTCCTCTAACATATTGTAAATATGAAGGATAACTGCTCGTTTACCCTCCTCGAATATTGTGGCATTGGCATCGCCAGCCACATAACTTGAGTTACGCATATTGCAGCGTTTCTCAAGGTCCTCCAAAACCTTTTTCCCATTTTCTGATGAGTAGGTTTCTTTATACATGTACCGTAATTTTTCTATTTCTTTTTCGCTCGTCATTGTCCTACCATTCTAGTTGCCTGTGCTGCCTGTGCCGCAGTATAGACATCCTCCTGAGTTTGCTGACGCTCCATCATTTCTTGTTCTTGCTGCGCTCGTTGCTGACGAGTTTCATTAACTTGCCGCTGTGTTTTCAGCGTAGTCTTTGGAACGCCAAGTGAATCCGTAATGTGACGCACTAAGCCATCTGGGTCTATATGGTCGCCAACAGGTAAAGATTGTGACAACGGCAACAGTATTTCCAGAGCCTTCATAGTGCTGTTTAGACTGCTTGACTTTTGCGCTCTAGCTAACGGTGATACATATTCAATATCAACATCTCTGCCCTGAAGTATCTCAGGTGGTAAGGACAGCATTTCTTTTTTAAGCATCAAGCCAAAAACGCGGTCAATCATTGGACGCAACATCTCATTCATCAGTCTGCCAAGCACCGGACCAATGACACGCATACGCTCTTCCTGCCTCTGAATAACCTCGGTAGCAGTCATATTAGGCGCACCGCCTGATAGAATCTGGTCAACATAAAACGCAGAACGGATAGCCAGTCTGCGCTGGTCTTCCATAGCCAAACCAATGTTAATGTTAGCACCAGTGTTTAATGGCGTAATTGTGTCGCGTGAGCCAGCCCGATAAAAGTTTAGACCGCCTGGCTGTGTTCTCACTGGTAAAATAAAGCCGTCATCAGGCACAAGTAACGGTGGGTCAATTTGTTTTTGAGCCGCCTGAATAATAGTCTTGGACATTAGGTTTACCATCTTGACATCTGGTAACGCTGTCATAGCAGGACTTCTGCCCATAACTTCGCCAGTTGCCTTTAGGAAGCGTGGAACAATATACGGTAAATCCTCAAAGCCACTTTCTGATAATAGTGTTGAGGTTTCTGCATCAATATAAAAAGATGCAAATGGCATGTTCTTGTTATCTCGCTTCTCAGCGTCACGGTCAATCCGTGGCAACACCACATGCAAGATATCAACGTCTTCGTCCGGCTTCTTTTCAAACTTTTTCTGAATATAGCTACTTACATTCTTAATTCCAAAGCGTTGCACTACCTGACGAACAGGGGATGTATATTTACGGAACACTGTATCAACAATGCCGTATTGGTTTTCTTGGACATAGAACTCAGAGATATGTCTTGTGCTGAAACGTAACTGGTCGCCCTCCATCTCAACAAACATACAGCCAGTGCCAAACACAACTAAGTCCACATACATCTCATGGACTTCTGTCTCAAAGTTTGACTGATTAAAGGCTCGCATCATACGCATGCTAGTATCTTCTAGCCACGCCTGAACCTCATCTTGCCGACCAATATCAGCATCTTTCATGTCTAAATGAAACCAAGGAGTTGCCCCACTTGTTAGCATCCCATGCAAGGATGCAGATAACAAATCAACAGCCTGAAGCGCAGTGCCATCATAAATAAGTTCCATGCGCTTTTCACCGCGAGAACGCTTCTTCACAATGTCAGCCTTGCGTGGCAGCATGTAGTCTGCCAGTTCTTGATAGTGGGTGTCCCAGTTATCTCTACGGCCCTTGATGTAATCAAAGCGAGAGACTAATGATTTGATAAAGTTATCCATGATTACCCTAACAATGTTGGCTTGCCTGTTGTAGTGACTTGCTCACCTAACGCTCCAGCAACGATAGTTGACCCTGCGCCTTTTCTTTTTCTGCGCTCTTTCATCAATGCCTCTTCACTAAGAGCAGCGGCTCTTGCTGACTTCTCAGCAGAGATAGGCTCTGGGGGAGGTGGAGGTGGTGGAGGTGGTGGTGCTTTTGGTGTTAAAAATGACATGATAATCTCCTATGCTGTAAGCACTCCATAGCCCTCAATCAATGTACCGCCAGCACCAGAACGCTTAGAACGTGTGCGTCTTGTTTTGCTTGATAATATTGTATCATCAGGAACAACCTCTGGGGTCACTTCAGGTACTATCTCTGGTTCTGTTGGTGGTGCTTCTGCTAGTTTAGTCGCACCGCCACCGCCTCTAGGCTCGCCTATCTTTTCACCGCTAGGGGTAAATCCAGTTCTGCCAGTAAAGGTTTTAGTGTCCATGCCAAGGAATTTTCCTTCGCTAACTACGCCAGCAACATCTCCAACGTAACCCTCGCCAGAACCCCTTGCTGGTTTGGTTGCACTAATCCTGCTTTGAAATTTTTCTGGTGTCTGCCCTGCTTCTTCACTGTAACGCTGACCTTGTGCAGCAAACCTAGTGCCGGGAACTGCTATTGCAGTGCCTCCCTCGTCAAGAGCTTTTTGTTGAGCAGCAAGACTAATATTACCCATTAACATTGACATGCCGGGAATCTTGCCAATATCACTTTCACGGAATGCGGCTTGCCTAGCAGATAACTGCTGCTTGGCTTTTTTTGTGCCAATGCGGTCTTTTCCGCTAACACTACTACCTCTTCCACCGCCCATACCTAGTCTCCTTCAATAATGTGTTTGCCAATACGACCAGTTTCGGTTCTTAGCCAAAAACATTTATCATAACCCAAATTCTTAAACATCGCTTTAAGATACACGAAGCCACCTTTAATGTCACGCTTTCCTGTCAAGCAAATAAAATCAATAACCCAGGGAGTATTGCCTTGTCCATAGAAGCCTTCTTTCGGAAAAGTATTGGTTTCTAAATAATCTTCTATGTGTTCCTGTTCAGGAAAGGCATAAGTCGCAAATAAAAATGGTTGGTTGTAGTCCTCGTCAAGAACGCCTAGAACAAACAGCCCCTCATCCAAGGGTGGCAATATACATCGTTTGATGTCATCGTCATCCATATAACAATGGTACGGACTCTTCTCAATGAGTCTGGCTGCTGCAAAATAAGCCTGTGGGTTAAAACCTCTCATAGCGAAAATGGATTGTATTCGTTCATCGCAACTTGTTGCGGAGGTCTGTGCATAGTTTCTCGATTTTGGAGGCCAACCGCGAGATAGCGAAAAGCGTCCGCAGCGTGAGACGTAAAATCATGTCTCGGAGTATCTCTAAAACTTTTCCTTTTTTCATCCCAATCCTGCCTGTACTGCCTTAAACATTCCAAGCCCTCTGCTGTATTGTCTCTGTCAAAGTAACACTTAGGTATTAACATACGAGCCGCATTAATACCATCCGCCACTTTCATCTTTGGCACAACCCTAAACTTTATTCCTAGTGTATATGCCGTTTCCAAACGCGACTTGCCACTACCCAACTCACGAACCTCAATGTCGTGGGGCGCAAGGTGGTCACCGTATGTATAGTCTTTTTGCCGTAAAATATCGGCATAATGGTCAAGCCCAACACCACTGTTCTCATAATAATCTATTACATTTACTGCACCGCCACGAAATATCTGGGCAAACCAAATAGCCGTAGAATCATTTATTCCCAAGTCCCAAGCTGTATGAACCGGATAGGCAGGGTCATATGGCACTCGCGTAATCTTGTCACTATCATCTAAGTCAGATAGTAGCTTGCCATAATACGCCCCAATGATAGCCGCTGTAAAGGAACACTCAAACTCCTGCTCATACTGCTCTTCTGTCATTGATGCCTTGGCTGCTTTTAGCTCCTCATCCTTAACAATGCTAGTCTCACTTGCCTTGCATATCCGGTAGTACCAGTCATCACTGCCCTCAGATAACTGGTTCTTCGCAGCTTCTAGCATATCCCAAAAATGATTATGCCCTGCTGGCGTACCTAAGAATGTTGCCGACCCCTGTCTATCAGATAGGGCTGGGCGCACAACCTCCCCCCACACCCTTGGATTCTGCATACCATACTCATCAAAAAAACAATCATCGAGGTAAATGCCTCGAAGGGCATCCGGATTCTCAGCAGACAGTAAAGTTATACGCCCCCCATTGGGAAAGTCAGCGCGTAGTTCTGTCTCATTAAAGGTAACGCCCGGAATAACGCCAGCGTAAAATTTAACATAATCCCAAGCAATTCGTTTGGCCTGAGTAAAGGTTGGGGCAACTAAAGCAACTCGCGGTCTAGGAAGAGGATTAGTCAACACTCTCTTTATCATATGATTAACTGCCCAGACAGTTTTGCCAAAGCGTCTGTGCATGACTAGCACATTCCATCGCTTCAACTCTTTGTGCATGTCAGCCTGAATAGGCCGAGGCTTATAGGGTATCTTAACTTCCATTATTGACTCCCAGTACATCTAGGGCATACGCCCAGCTATCACTCTCTAAGTTAAGGTCTTCAAAGAAGTCAGTGTGTTTAGTAAACTTCTTTCCCTTAATATTATAAACAGGCACGAACCAGACTGTGCGTTGTTCAGAAGCTACGCAAGCCATCACATCATAGTCATCTCTGTTAGGTATTCGCTTCTTGCCGCCAATACCTGTCTGAAAGTGCAATCGCTTTCTGTTTTTGCCTTCATCACCTCTAGTAGCCTGACACGACTTAACTTGAATCCTAAGAACACTGCTGTTCTCTGGATGCCACGCTACTAAGTCCACAGCATCCTGTTGAGCCATTGCAACTCGCCAACCCCTAGCAATCACAGACGCGGCAGCGATATACTCGCCAGATAGCCCAGACTCAGTTTGACTAAGGGCCTTGTCAGCCACAAAGAATCCGTGTCGCGGCACTAATCAGTTTCCCACAGTATCTTGACCGTGCCATCGCTTACCTCAACGCCAGCACGGTTCTTAGCGTCACCGTACTTGTCAGAGATAATCTTGCTAGCCTTCCACCGCACATGATGTGCATAGTCTCTCAGCACGCCTGTATCGTAGTCCTTTCTTCGATGAAGCGCATCGTCAAATAGCTTGTCTAGCTCCTCCAAGGCCTTCTCAGCACTGTACTGTTGCGCCTCACGGACAGCTACAGCAAACTCCTCATCGTTCTTCATGCGTTTATAGAAGGCAGTGCGTGATATGCCAACGCCATCGCAGACATCGACAATGGTATGCCCATCAGCAAGGCCAGATATGATTAGGTCTGTTTTAGGTTTGGTTAGTTTTGTCATGCTTTTCCTGTGTGTGTTGAGAACAGCTATTTAATGTATATATAAGAGGCATGCCCGCGCTGGGGGTGTATGGCCTGTGCAGACCCCCCCCTACCATGTACTGTGGCACAAATGTCACACTGTTGCACAAATGTCACGCTGCCTATTGCCAATGCACAGACTCAATGTTATGATTTGCCTAGCAATGCCACACAAACGCATTGACCATGTGTATGCTTTGAATAGTGTCATAGCCTAGTATCTTCCCCATAAATCATTACCCAGCAACAAATAATGCTTACGCGCATTATATAGTCATACTTGCCATGGTGTAAACTTTTTTATACTTTTTTGCATTTTTCCTGTTGACTAACAGGAAATGCTTTCCTATGTTTGTTATATCGAAACCTAACAAGGGAACAATACAATGATTTACTTAATGCTTACATATCTAATCATAGCAATGCTATCAACAGCCGGAATGATTGCTAGCTTTGCCTTCAACCTTCCTATTATCGCACCATTCGGTATGCTCATTGGCATGCTATCGATGGGGGCTTTTGTCTTAACCTTTCTTACAAACGCGGGGGAATAAACAATGGAAAGATACGAATATGCAATCTGGGGAATCTATGGCGATGATTCAAGTGAATCATTACTTGCTACTAAAAACAAACAAGGCGAGTTTATTTCCAGTAAAGCAGAAGCTTTGGAAATAATCGAGAGTATCAAACAAGCTGTAAATCTTGGCAAGTTTCACAATATCCGCGATGTAAGAATCCAGGCAATTAACATGAACAATGCCAATGATGTTAATTCAATGTTTATCGGTGCAATTAGCAAATAGGGGAAACTATCATGAGCAAAACAAAACTGACAATCTGGTATCATTCAGCATCACCACCACAAATCATAGGCCATCATACTAACGGATGCTTCATTGGCCTTTACGATGGATTACACGAAACGCTAATGACAGCTAACAATCTGGCGCGGCCTTGGTCAAGTGAAGTGATAACACAAGATTATAACGGTGATTATCATTTATTCCAGAAACATAAGCATTATGAAAAGTATCCATCTAAAGATACATTCGCCGCAACATATGAAACGATAAAAGTATAACAGGCCGAAACGGGCAAGGCCAAGCTTGCCTGTCCAGTGTTCAATACACTGCTGATGAGGCCAAACTTATCAGAACATTAACCATAAAGGGGAATACAAAATGAATATCCACATTAAAAACCTAAACAGCTATGACAACATAGGCCATAAGCGCGACAAGATACAACATGGCTTTTATAAAGAGATAGCCATCATTGACGGTAACAATGGCGCACCGTGCCGTTTCCGCTTCTATAATACAGGCCAAACTATCCATTGTATTGCGTGGCTATCAGGCCGTGATTCTTACGGCTCAGGCTATGGCAAGGCTGGCGGATATGGCTGTTGCAAAGAAAGCGCGGCAATGGAAGATGCTATTATTTCATCTGGTGTTAGCATGGGCGAACACTGGGGCGGCATGGGCGACACCAAACAAAGAGAGGCCGCCTTTGATATAGCTAAGAAGCTAACAGGCAAGCGCAAGCTGGTATTACATACAGCGCACGCATAGGGGGATTATAATGATTATCATAACACGACTACTATCATTCATCACTGGTGCTATCCTGCTCATGTCAGGAATAGGCATAGCATCAGCACCAAGTCTGGCATGGCTTGCTATCGGTGGCATGCTGGCATTGATAGGCATGGCATTGACTGGCCTATCGCTAATATCAATCAATAAAGTTATGGAGGAAATGGAATGACTACACCAATCAACACAATATCCAAATCAAACAAGTACCTAAGAGAAAGCTACACGGTGGCTATGTATGTGGATTTCTATAAAGAGATGCGTGTTCGGGCAGAGTCACCCGAAGAGGCAGCGGAGCTTGCGGAAAATCGCATCAGAGCGCGGCAGACTAGCCTTTATTCCAGTGGCTACTCACTGGGTGACATTGAAGTTCTAAACGTAAAGGAAACAGACCAATGAGAAATGACCGGATATATAACTGGCTTCACACGAGGCCATTATATAAGCCCAGAAGCAGAACAGAAATCATCATCGAAATTCTGTCTGGGCTATTCATCGCTAGCGCAATCATCGCGCTAGTCTATATCACTTTAGTTCAAATCGGAGGATAGCTATGACTAGAGGCAGACCAAAACACTATGAAAACATGAACCAAGATGAACGCGAGGCATACTGGCAAAGAGAAAGGGAGGCTCGAAACATGAGAGAACAGGAAGCATTTAACATGCTGTCTGAAGACCAGCAGAAGGCAATCATTCTTGCAAAGGAAGTCATAACAGACTTTGTTAATGAGTGGACAGAATCATTTGACGTGTACAATCCAGAGACACCACGCAAGATGCAACAGGCGTTCTGGGCATTTCAAAATCATTTTGACATTGAGGAGAAATAGACATGCTTATAGTAAACCATACGCTAGCCTACCCATCGGATGCAAAGGTTGTCTATGAAGACCACTATCAGCTAGCAGATACCTATGACGAAGCCAGAAAGATAGTGACTAACATCATATCCATTCATGGTGATAGGCTGTACTGCTACAGCATAGCTGACATACTGGAAGCTAGCGAACCACACTGGGCAAAGAAGACGGATGAGCTGTCACAGACCCAATCAGATGATGCTTGGGAGGCAGATAAATGAGTCCACAAGAACTGAGAAGCAAGCGTGAGTTCATGAACCTCACACAGAAACAGCTAGCAGATAGGTTCTGTATCACAGAAAGGACTATCCGCAATTATGAAACAGGAGCAACGGACATACCACGCACCGTGGAGATGGCTTTGTCTGCTCTGGAACTGGAGGAGAAATAGTGGCAGAAAGGGGGTGGTTATGCCACCCTCTTACCAACGGAGGATGATTATGAATAAATATAGCATAATGCAAATTAGCTATGAGGAAACAAAACCTTACATCCTAGGAATCCATTATGCCAAAAGGATGCCTAATGTAATGTTTGCCTTTGGATTGTTTTTGTATGGGGAATTAAAAGGTGTAGTAACCTTTGGGATGCCAGCATCACCCTTTTTGTGTAGGGGCATATGTGGTGATGAGTTTCGCAAAAGTGTGCTTGAATTAAACAGACTTTGCCTTAAAAACAATCTGAAAAACGAAGCATCGATGCTTGTGTCAGCTGCAATAAAAATGCTTCCAAAACCAAGAATAATTGTATCATATGCTGACACAAATCAAGGTCACTTAGGGTATGTATATCAAGCCTGTAACTTCTTATTTACTGGGACAACCAAGCCAAGAACAGATATGGCTGCAAAGGATGGTAAACACTCTAGGCATCATTCTGGTGATAAAACTAACAGGGTAAACAGAAGCGCAAAGCATAGATATGTTATGTTTACTGGCTCAAAAAGAGAAAAGAAAGTTTTGCTAGAAAGCCTAAGATACCCAACACTTCCCTATCCAAAGCAAAATCTAGCATAGCCACAGAGCAGTACTGCTAAGCAATGAAGCAAGGCTATGCACTTAGCCTTGCTTCTTTTTTATATATATAGGAGAGCTTCTATTCTGCTAAGCAATACTGCTTAGTAATGCGGCTAAACTTAGCAGTACTGCTAGGCTATACTGCTAAGCAATGCGTCAAACACCGCAGGGGATAACATATTTTTCAAGGCTTGTCAACTGGCCTTGCTGGAAGCCATTTATGAAAGGCAGTCTTACTGACCTTTGTATGAGTTTTGCGGTGTTTCGGTGGCTCAGGTATCTTTGGGATGGCAAACATCGCGGCTATTTTTTCGGGGTTATGCTTGTACATTACTAGCCCAAAACTCTCTGACCAACATGCACCATGTGTCAAAGCTAATCGTTACAGTATCTTCTTTGCCTTCGAAATCTGAGTTGAGAAACGAAAGCCGGACAACAACCTTTGGCTCTGCCCGGTCATACTTATAGACTAAAGCAGGATGGCAACCCTGAGAGTCAGCCGCCTTGACTACCTGATGCCACCAATCCTGATGATGATGACCACCGTTAGCCATCTTGTAACGCTTGCATTCAATGACAAACCCATCAAGCCCTACCAAGTCGCCCCTGTCGCCCGACCTATATTGCTCAAGGTCTCTCTTAACATCAGCGCCAAGGCTTTCTTTTACCATTGAGGCAACTGTTCTTTCCCAGCTAGCCCCTTTGTTGCGCCCGTTAGTCATCCTTCACCCACAGACACCGACCCATTTCAGCATACCAACCACCAAGCAAAACACGATGCCAACCATCCGGCACTGGGTCTTCAATCAGGGCTAGCCTAATCGTCATGTTCTTCTTCATCTTCCCAGTCCTCAACTTCTCCTGACCCGTCACAATCTCGACAAGTCTCAACCTCCGTTTTAATGTAGCCACCATGAACAAAGTCTCTGACAGCGTAATCGACTTCGACTTCACCGCTACCTCCGCATTCAAGACACTCTTTCATTCCCTTCTCCAATCGCTTGTCTAAACCAATCCTCAGCCCGAACATGCCCATCAGTTACAAGCAAGATGGTATGCACTGTCTCAGGCGATGGATATCTTTGACCCTTCAGCAGCCGACAGATAGCCCCTGCTGATATGTTACAACGTGTAGCAAAGTCCTTCTGACTCAGCCGCTCCATTTTAAGATAATCAGATAAAAACATATTTATTTTATAACACACTATTGACAGCTTGGCAAACAGATGATACTTGTATGGCATTGAAACGCATAGCGAGGAGGAATCATGGAATACGAAGTACCCGATTATTCAAAAGAGTTTGGCAGGATTCATGTCTCTGCCTCCGGTGGCACTCAGACCATCGATGAACACATTCTAAAAATGTATCTTAGAAAAGAATACCAGATGGGCTTTCCGTTTTCGTCCAGACCTAAAGCTGGTCAGATTGTGCAGATGGTGGCTGACCTTCATCTGGGCTTGCATGATTACAGTCCTATTATGGGTCAGCAACAAGGCATTCCAATGTCAGATGCTATCACCAAAGGCCGGACTGAGTTTATGCAGTACCAGCCAAAAGACTGGGATGATGGCAAGGACGCTGAAGAAAAGGCAGAGTTCATCGAGCATGTCGAGGCCATGTCACTACACGCTGTTGAGGGGCTAAAGCAATTCTTTGGTGATGCCCCCATCGAAGGCGAATACCAACGCTTCTACTGGGAAGAACATATTGATGTGCCAGTGACGCTGTTCTTGGATTACGCTGATGATGAGAAACAGATTGACTTGAAGTGTTCCCTGCCTGTTCGTAACCCACCCAGAAAGGATGGCACGCGGACATGGCGAGTACCAAAGCCAAAGACAACCCCAACAGAGCAACAGGTTATGCAACAGGCGGTGTACTGGAAGGCCACTGGCTTAAAACCAGCACTGCTTTTCGTAACCTCTGACGGCTACAACATAGCGACAGGCGAGAATTGCCCAGCACTAAGGCCAGAGGCTCTGGAAGAGGCTTACAGGACGATTGTAGGGCGTTGGTTGGTCATACAGAACCTGATGAAAGCGTCATACGGTAATTGGAAGACGTTGTTTAGTATGGTTGCCCCTGATTATGGTCAGATTGGGGCAAGGCACGGACAGGAAATACTTAATATAGCTAAACAGGCGTGGAGAGTGTGATGAGTATAGTTATTGAACATATTTGTGAGGCGTGTGAACACACATGGAAATGTGGCTGGAGTAGAATAGCTATTGTTAAGGCACTTAATAGCAAAGAAAATTTTTCTGATGCTTGTCCTAAATGCCTTGACAACGGAACGGTTGTTAGAGGTCAGGCTGTTAATATGACTGGCTTTAACCCAGTCGTGTCTTTTAATGAAATGAAAGAAAAGCTAAGAAGAACGATGGCAGTTCCAACGATATCGCCTCGCTCACCCAGCCGACAAGACAGAAGATGCAACCTTAAAAACAATAATGTGAACCAGCTATTTAAGGGGGGTAAAGATGATAAAACTAGAAATGACTAAAGAAGAATTTGAGTTGTTGTCTAGTTGGGCAAGCCAAGGCTTTTGGGATGTATGCGACACTGACTTTGCAAACATGGATGCAGATGAAATCCTGAAAATGTCTTTGGCTTGTCAAGTTATGGCAAGAATTAAACTTGCCGCTGGTGGTAAGCGAAATAAAGTTACTAGCGCATTTGTTAAGCAATACTCTGCAAATGTGCAAATGATTTATGAGCAAATGAAGAGGGAGCAAACCAATGACTGAGACTGAACAAGAACACGCTCAGATGATTGACATCACACAAGAGCGTATCAAGAAGCTGGAGAAGCGCATGGAAGAACTATCAGAGACACTGTTCTTTGCCATGCGTATGATGAGTAACTATATGGATAAGTTGGAGGACACAGAATATGACAGCTAATATTATGGATGCAATGGGGCTTGTTAATGAGTTCCATAACAAACACGGAATAACCCAGCGTGGCGGCAAGAAATACACACAAGTCGTTCACCGTATGGAAGCATTCCGCACAGTCTTTGGCCTAGAGCTTGGCGTTGATACCCAAGTCCTTGTTGATGATGGACACAGGGTGGTAGTTAAAGCTATAATTACTAATCAAAACGGAATCGTTATTGGTTCTGGTATGGCTGAAGAGATACGCGGTGAAGGGCATGTCAACAAAACATCTGCCCTTGAGAACTGTGAGACATCAGCCGTAGGCCGTGCCTTAGCGTCTATCGGTCTGTCTGGCGGTGAATATGCCAGTGCTAATGAGATGGAAGCTGTCGGGCGTAAGTCACAGAACCTGAGCAGTCAGGCGGTTGGCAGCACTGATGTAACTCCTCCCTCATCGGACGCGCCACCGCCTGTTCAGGAATCCCAACCTGAACGATACAGCGGTGCTGACAAAGACCTGATGTACACAATCATCAATGCTCTTATAAACAAGAAGACACGCGCAACCGTTGAGCAGTACTTCGTTGAGATGAAGCCAGCCATCAAAGACTTGCGTGACAGAGATGCGGATGCCGCACAACAGATTCTTGGCAAGTTCCAAGAAAAACTAGCCGAATTTTCATAGAGGAGATAAACATGGCTACTAACTATCAAAGAGTAATGAACATCAAAGTGTTCTTGAATGACAAGGGCGCAGCTAAGTGGGGTAACAGTAAGTTCACTCCATACAAGGATGGCTCACCAGGAGATATCATCCTCAGAGGTGACAAGCAGTATCGCGTGTCTGTCTTTGAGGAAAGCGATGGCTCACTGGGCATATCTATCACTGACCCTATCCAACAACAGGGAACTGATAACTTAGGTGCTGACCTCAAGCAAGGTGGCATGAAGAAGCTGTCAGACTCACTCAGTGCCAGCCGTGGTCTTAGCCTAGACGATGACGTGCCGTTCTAAGATGGAAGCTGCACACGAAATACTTGTTGCTGTCTATGATGATGGGCTTCTCATCACCATAGATGGCAAGAGTTACTTCCACCATCAGACTGTTAAGCAACAACTGTGGATGGCGCAAGACCTTATAGCCAAGTCTCAGGAGTATCAGCGGAAAAATGGCAAGGAAGAAAGTTAGTAAAACATCCCCAGCCAGACAGACAACGTGCGAACATTGCGGAAAAAAGCATTACGTTATGGAAGGTGGTTGGGTAGTAAACGGTGCAAGGCAAGTGCTTTGCTATAGCAACAGGAGAAATTGTTTTGATGAAGTGCGCTACATGCGGTCAGAGGATAGACCATCTCAAGCAGATGGATTCGTTCTATCTCTCGATGACTAAGAGATTCACAAGGCTTGAAAAGATTATGCACATCATGCAACATCATTACGGCATAACATACAAGCAACTAAGAATGAAACGAAGAACATACGGACTAGCCCAACAACGGCATATATTCTGCAAGCTGGCAGGAGAGTTTACCGAAGCAAGCTATCCAATGATAGGGCGGTTTATAAACCGTGACCACACAACAGTTATGAATAGCGTTGACGTTAAGCTAGACACAGACTACAGTAAAATATATGAGGATTTGCGAGAGCGCGTTATGCAAAGTGAGGAAGACGCAGCTTTCTTAGAAACAGCCTAGTTTCTCCCTAGCTTGCATTTGCATATGGTGCAAGCCACTAACCCAGCGGTTGCAAAAGCACCGCTGGGTATTTTTTATTTCTTCTTCATTGGCTTGGCTGGCTTTTTCATGCTTGGCTTTGCCATCATCTTTGCTTTCTTCGGTGGGCGACCCACCTTTGAACCGTATGTACCCTTACCCATTGGCATGACTTTATCCTTTCTTCGCTTTGTTGCGTTTAGAAATAGCTGCTGCTTTTTTCTTAGCGTCAGCTTTTGATGATGCCCCCCACGCCCTGAGAGACAACAGCAACCTAGTAGGTTTGCCGTCCTTACGTTCTGGCCCTTTCATACCGCCCATACGAGCCAGAAAACTTGCGCGTCTAGGGTTGTCACCCTTCTTAACAGGACGCTTGAGATTCATACCCTGCTTCTTTGCAGATGCACGGCCTTTAGCATTCAACCCACCCTTCGGGTTCTTGCCCTCTTTGCGTTGCCAAGCTGGTGTCTTAGCCATCCCTCACATCCTTCATTCTTTTAATGAGCCTTTCAGCCCTGTTAGTTACCTGATGATACCACCTTGAGTCTTTCATCTGGGCGGCAGCTTCTTGGTAGTCCCCAGCCTCAACCGCAGCAATCATTTTCTTGAACTTAGACAGTCTTGGCATACCCATATTGAACATCATGTTAGCCAATATTAACTGCACCTCTTCAGGAAAGCTAGCAAAGTCATCGAACACCAGTAGGCAGTCAGCCAGAGTTATGTCAATATCGCCTTCAAAAGCATCAATGACACGTTCTTCGGAAACATGTGTTCCTACTGGTTCACCGTATTCGGGGTCAAGGTCACGAACCAAATGACCAATGCCAAAAGTTTCATAGCCAAGATGGTCAAGATATATCTCAAACTTGCACCCCTCATCTTCAGCTAGCTGTTCTCTTAGCTTATCTATATTCATTTCTTTTTCTTCTTCTTTCTAAGGGCTTTCATGTCAGCCGCAGTAATCTTTTTGCGTGGTGCTGCAACAGCGGCAAGTTTCTTTTGCTTTGGTGAATATTTTGAATATGGCATTACTTTTTACCTTTCTTCAAAAGAGATGTTAAAGTCTTAGCTTGCTTTGCATGTGACCGTGATGCCTTACGCAAACCAGAGGCAACCTTCCGCACCTTTGCTTTTGTTGACTTCTTCATCATAGCTATCTCCTGTACTTAGCTGTCTTCTTTGCAATACGCTTCGGCTGCTTAGACACTTGCTTGCCAGCCTTGGTAGCCTTGCGTTTAGCTCTAGTTGTGGCAGCATACTCAGCCGGAGACAAAGCCTTGATTGCTTTCTCAGGTAAGTAACGCTCACCTGTCTTTGCGCTAGGCTTGGCTGATTTGGTGCGCCACTTCTGCGATGTCCATTTCTTCAGGCTCTTTTGTGATTTCTTTAATGGCATTAGTTTTTATAACCTCCACCCTTGGCCTTGTATTGTTTGGCTAGCATCTGAGCTTTGCGAGCAGACCATTGACCGGGCTTGCCGCCCTTGCCCCCAGCCTTGATACGGCTGAATAACTGCTTACGCATGGTAGGCTTCGTATAGTTTCCAGCTTCATTGACTCTGGATTTAGCTTTCTTTTTCACTTTGTTAATCCCTTTGCCTTTTCAAATGTTCTAAGACCACCAAGCCCCAACATGCCAAGGAGAACAGTCATCAAACTCTCCATATCAAAAACAGGCAACTCAGGCAGTTCCATCCCGGCCATCCCTGCACCAAATATTATAAATGGAGCAAGCATAAAATGCCATAGCATTGCGAAAGAAAGACACCAGCCCAGAAAGGGTCGCCAGCCAGCCACAAAGATAGAACGATGTTGCGCTTCAGCCTTGTTTATTTCAAGCTGACCCATCGCCTGTTCTTGCATGTGTCGCTCTGACATTGTTGCAATGTCATGCGCTAACTGCGCCTTCTGGTCTTTGTCTTCAATGAACTTGTCAAGTAAGCCTGTTACTGGCCCAATTAATGCCTGTATCATTTTTTCACCTCATTGCCTAACCACAAACCAAAAGCACCTGTCATTGCGCCAGACACTACACTTATCATGGCACTTTGTTGGGTGCTTAAATCTTCCAAACTAATCCCCCACTCAATGACACGGATGTACATAATCGTCATCACTAACATCATTATGCGCGGCAAAATTTTCCATTCAAGTATTGCATGTGAAGACATTTCACTTCCTTAAATAATAAGCAACTGTACCAGCTATCCCGACCATCAGGAATACTGCTATTGCACCTACGAACATTTCTAATATGAATTGCTTCCGTCTTCTGGCTTTCTTCTGTGCTTCACGCCTATCTGTGCGACACTTAGCTTGAAACGCTTGCCAGTCAGACCAAAGCCTTGGTCTACCAGTGTATATCATTATTTGTTTTAGTTGATACTCAGCTTCTTTGACTTGTTCTAATGCAAGAAACGCTTGTAGGTCTGAGCCGCCAACAGATGACTTGCTTTTTCCAGCCACCTTCTTTTCTAAATCTTCTTTAGCACCAACAAACTTAGCAATAGCAGTCCCAGCCCTAGCCAAATCACCAGAGTTCGTCACTGCTTGTTTGATAACAGCAAATGCGGCATTTGCGGCGGCTAATTCGGCTAACATCAAAACACCTTTGTCTTGCTAGGGTCTACAGCTTTTGGTAGGCAGTATGTTGTAAGCCTATCTTTAGCTGGAACTAAATCCACATACTTGTAATTTCCGTACTGTCTAGCGAGTTGCCTCGCATACCACTGGCAATCACTAACGCTATAAAAAATAAGATTTGTAGGTATCTCTCTTCTAACATCGCCAGCACCCTGATACATCACCAAAGAAAATGCTACTATCCACTCGCCCATCACACATTACTGCCTCTATCCCAACATTTGTACGTCCAATTTTGAATTTGCTCTATTGGGTATGCGTTAATAAACCATTCTCTTGCTTGTTCATAGGAAGGACAAGACAAAGCATCAATGGGAGTAATGACAAACCTAAAATCGTTTGTTATCGCCACAAAGATAACTAAGAACTCGGTCACTTCTTCTCCATCAACCTGTCAATCTTGTCTTCAACCCGATGTAAAGCCTCACTGAACCTAGCAATTACGCTTTCAAGCTCTTCCTTGTGAACAAACTTTTCTCTCGTGTCGTTAACTCTATCCTCAAGACGGTTAACGCGATTAACCAATTGACTAACAAAGAACCCAATGCCAGCAATGACTACGCCAATAAGAACATCAATCAAACTGCCCATAACCATTGCTCAATCCTTATGCGTAGGGGCTATCGCCAAGTAGGTTTGTATCCCAAGCCGCTTTCAATGCGGTCATATTGCTTGCATTGTCAATGGCAGACGCGGCTGGTGCATCACGCAAAGATTGTTTTGCAGTGGCAATCGCAGATGTGTCAGCACTTGTTTCCAGTGCCTTCATTAGTTCTACGTCCTTTGCTTCGAGCAGAGGCTTACGCACTTCACGCACCTTGTCCTTGAATATTTCTTTTGCCCTGGTCAGGTCTTCGCTAATTACGTCACCTGACAGTGACCACGCTCCGCGAAAGTCACGATTTGCTGGAACGGTTGCAGTTGAAGCGTCAATCTGATTACCGTCCTTGTCTACAATGTAAGTTGTTACAGCCATTAGTATCTCCTATGCGGCTAGTTCATCAGATATACGCCACGCATTGCGCCACGTTCTTGTAGATGGCAGTTGCTCTTTCTTGCAGATTACCATCTTCGGGCGGTTGCCCTCATCCCAGTTTTGCCAAACGTGCTGGGGGATGTCCTTCATAATGAGATATTCAATCGCTGACTTTTCGTCTAGGGCTTCAATAGGTTGCGTCTCATGCAACAGGTAGCCGCGAGTATGCTTCTTGAAATCCGGTTGCGCCTCGTCTTTTGCCAGTTCCCAATACACCCACACTGGCGGTAGGATGCCGCCCTGTAAAGCGCAAGCCAACCAGTTCGGGTCAGGCACAAGTATCTTGGCGCACTCATCAATGCTGTCCTCATAGACCACACGATAGTCAGACTGCACACCGTCTAGGTTTTCTTTAGCCCAGCATAGTCGGTCAAATAGGTGAGTGCCTTTGAAATCAGGTGTCGTTGTCATTAGGCTAAATCTCCGTGTGCATTTATTTCAAATGCAGAATCTGATTGTGTACTTGCGTCAGTATCTATTTCTATAGCTAAAACGGTAGCCTCAT